ATAAACCACCACGAGATAGTACCGTTACGTCTTTTAACGCATCAGCCATTATAGGTTACCATGTGGAACTGCAAGAAGTCTCCCTACTCTCGTATCTCTTACATCAGTAAATCTATTAATTAATAATGTACGCATACGATCTATACCCTCTTCAAACTTCTGTTTGGTTATAGCTGCTTGTTGTGAGTTATCTCTAAACATATAGGTGTGATATAATGCACCGTCTATAACAACGTGTTTAAACTGATCGGGAACAGTCATAGTATCTGTAGCACTAGATAAATCAGAGGAGTAAGCAAAGTAGTTATAATTTACTGTATACGCAACATCAGGTATGGGAGTAAATCCAGCTTTATTAGATAAGGTTCTATATACATACACAGGTGTTGTATATTCTTCTGATGTTGCATTACCATCTCTTTGATAAAATCTACTTAGAAATGTATCATAGTTTATTAATTTTAGTATTTTAGCATCAGCATTAAGACTATCGTCTTTAGCAATACGAAAACTATCCCAATCTGCTATTTTAAAATCAGTAGCAAGACTATATTCTGCTGTACCTGCAACTAGTGTTAGAGAAGCAGAATTAAAATTAAAAGGAAACTCAAATTCTTTTTGGGATATCTCTTGTAAAGAAGCATTTACTGCATCTTTAACTTGAGCGCGAAAACCAGAAGCATTAGGAAAATCAGTTGCACTTAACTCAACTTCATTTAAACGTCTAAGTGTATCATTAACTAATGTTAAAAATGTTGTAGCCATATCTCGCCCAAATTAAAGAAGGGGGTAGCCCTAACTAAAGAAACTACCCCACAATACTTTATGCTAACGCATCCCTCGCAGCGGAAGTTGCTTCTGCTCCAGCTTCATTGCAATCAATGAGTGTAGCATATACACGCAACCTACCTGTAGCAGGTGCTGCTCCAGCAATTGTACAATCAATCGTGTCTGTAGCAGACGTAAATTGAGTGTAAGTTGAAGCACCAGAACCAACAACTGTGTTAGTCTGACCGTTAGTACCTGCTGCACAAAAACCAGCAGAGGTAATATCAGCACCATCAATCATGTCATCACCACCTGCAAAGTCCATATCTAGAGTGCAACTTGAAGTGAATGCTTTCATAACTTCTGCACCAGCGTTAAGTATAAGTACTCCTGCTGGTATTTCTAGAAGTTGAAAGACATCACCGTTTGCACCAGAATATCCTTTTGCAACCATGTCATCAATATCAAGGTAAGCCTCAACATTGTACATGAAATGGTGGGTGTTTTGACCTGGAAGAAGCGCAACGCTATCTGCTCCTACACCTGTAGTAGAGGAGCTTGTCATATCATAAGTAGCCATGATCTATTCCCCTTAACCTGCTATGTTGTAGTGAGCGCGAACAAGTGCTTCAGGACGAAGAACTTTGCGACCATACAGATGCATACCACGAACGATGTCAGCAAAGCTGTCATTGTCACGATAAGATTCAACCTTTTCAATCTGCGAAGCAGTTGCAACAGCAGAGTCATGACCAGCAACGATAGCACCATAATGTGCGCTTGAACCATTAGTATCAATGGTAGCTGGACCTGTTCCTACTGAAGGAAGGTTGTTTGACATATAAACTCTGAAACCACGAACCATGCCAGAAATGATACGACCATTACGAAGAATGTCTTTATCACCTGAAGCAAAGTCATTGTTCAATAGTTTGGAGTTTTCGTCATTAAGCTGTTCAGCGAATACTGGATCGACAACAACCCAACGTCCATCACGGTCAACATTTTGCTGATCGAGTAAACGAGCCATACGGTTTAGCACTTCCAAAGGAGTTGCTTCACCAGTAGATCCGTCAGGATGCGTTGCAATTGAGTCGGTAGCAGCACCACCAGAAACAAAGCTGTCACGAGCAATTAACATAGAAGCTAACAAACCGTTGGCTGCTGCTCCTGCAATAGGATCAGTACCTGATTTATCAGCAGCTACTCTAGCAGTTCCAGCAACAGTACTAATTGTAGCTTGTTTGAAACCTGTCAAGTAACCTAATACTTCCATGTCGAACTGATCTTTCAAGCGATATCCTGCTCGATCAGTTGCCATTGACTCAAAGTTCACATGAGAGTGAGCTTCTTCAATGTCATCGATTTTAAACGCAAAGTAGTTAGCTTTGTCGATAACAAGTGAGAAATCATCGTCTTCAAGATCTTGTGGAGTTACTTGAGTTCCACGAGCATACTCTTTGACTGTGATTTCTGGTTCTTTGATGATACGCACTGTATCACCGAAATTTGCGATCTCACCAAAGTAATCACTGTTGGTAATGTCCTCGCATATGCTAGTCTTACGGAATGCCGACTGAACCTTCTTACTGTAAATTACAGGTGAGAAGTTGCCATTCGACAGGTTTCCATAACCAGCAGCTGTCTTAAAAGCCATTAATTATCTCCTATGTTGGCTATAAATAAGTTCAGGGGCATTTATTCTTGGGTGTCCATAAGGGGCCAATGCAAAATGGTGTACCTTTTACTTATGGGTAGTGAGAGTTTACTTAGTTGTCCTAATAAAAGGGGTAAATAAACTCTATTAAGTGATGACGTATTATATCATATTGAAAAATACTTGTCAAGTAAAAAATTACCTAGCAGCACCACTTTCGTCATAATCAAAGTTTCCTGAAGATATAGCTTCCTGTATTTCATCTGAGAACTTTTCCCACTGTTGTCCAGAAAGTTTTCTTACTTTAGATTCAGACCACTTTGTTTTACTATTACCAGTAGGTTCTGATGTTTTCCTACGAGTATTAACTGTTCTAGCTGCTTCTTTAGGGTTAGATTCACCTCTATCGTTAGCAGTTTCTAATTTATATAATGTGATTGCTTTAGCAGCAGCTTCAGGATCATCATCATTTTCATAGAGAGCTTGTTGTATCATTTTAGGTTGTTTCTCAGCCCACTCATGAAACTCTGTACTAGATCTAAGCTCATCATAGTCTGGATGTATTTTGCTTAGTTTAGTTTCAGCAGCTTCTCTATTTACTCTTTGTTCTTTTTCGGCTATATAAGATAACTTCTCTTCTATATCCTTAGTACTTTCCCTAGCTTTCTTAGTAGCAATAGTTTCTACTACTTTAGCTACGTCAGGATACTTATTAGCCCAATCTTCTATTTCTTCATCAGTTTTAGGGAGCCTTACCTGAGTCTTAGTGAGATTAGATAGCTGATCTCTAACAGCCATAACTTCTTTTCTATGCTCATCTTCTTTCTTTTGTAGATGCCTCCTAAGATCTCCATAACGCTTTTTAAACGTCTTTTCTTCTGGATGTTCAGGTTCTGCTTCTACCTCTTCTTCTGATCCTGCTCGTTGTTTTTCTAGTTCTTCTATTTCTTTTTCTTCATCTTCTATTGTATTTTTACGATATTTCATCGTAGTTGTTCGTGTTGGTTCTACAGTCATGTCTGACATTTTACTCTCCTTATTGGGGCTATTAGTGGCTTTACATTATTGTAAAGGGTAACAGGTAGCCATACAAAAATAGTATTATTTAACTTGATGCGTATTGATTAGTTAGTGCTTCAATTGCTCCTTCTGTTAAATAATTTTTACCTTGTCTAGAAATTGGTTGACCTGATCTATCTCCCTCAATATATACAGCGTTTTGAGGAGTAGTTAATTCACCACTTGCATCTCTAAAGTTACTAATTGCAGAAGCTAATTCAGATCCTTCTTCTATATCATAAGAACCGTCATCATATCGTTTAAAACTCTCTTTAAATTTGTCTCTCATCTGTTCTTGATTACCTAAATCTAATCCACCTATAATGTCTAAAAAGTTATCTCCTTCTCTTTGTGTATAAAAACCTTCTGTTGGAGGAGGAGACATCATTCCATCTGTAGAACCCATAGGATCTGAAGATCCTTCACTTGGAACAAATCCTATTTCAGGTATAAAAGTATTACCTGTATTATTATCTACTTCTGGTGTACCACCTTGATGCATTGTTACATAACTTGGAGTTCTCATTAGTCCACCTTGTGCAACAGTAGCTACAGCATAGGCAGGTTTACCTTGTAAAGGATTGTTAAGTCTATTCTCTATGTATTTATCAATAAACCCTACACCAGATACATAAGTTTTATCATCTTTCTCTGGGTCTAATTCTTCTTTAATCTTTTTAGATAAATTTTTAGGTTCATTTTCATCTTGTGATGACCCTCCTGGATCTCCTACATCATTGTCTGGACCTGCTGGACCTGTGTCATCCGATTGATCATTTGGATTTCCACCAACACCAGATCCTCCTCCACCAATACCACCATGATCATTAACATCACCAGGACCAATAAACACTGGAATACCTTCTGGACTTAGTATTTGCTCACCGTTCTCATCTAATCCTCTACCTGCTGATTGTAAAGCTCCAAGTTCTTCATTATTAAGATAAGCTAGTAGATGAGGTTGTCCATTAAACTCTTGAGCTACTTGAGCAGTTATAGTAGGTGCATCATCCATTGGTTCAGCTTCTTCTGGGGGCATTTCATCAGCAAACTCAGGGGGCATAGCCATTTCATCAGGCATCTCTTCCATCATAGGATCAGATGCACCTTCCATCATCATACCTTCCATCTGCATAGGCATTCCACCTTCAGCCATATTAAGACTTCCATCTGGAGATAAAAAGATACCACCTTGGTTCATTACTGGTTTATTTTCTGGATTAAGTATAGGGGAACTAACTGGACTATCTTTATCAGTCATACCACCTTCTGCCATTTGAGTCATCATAGGATCTACCTTTTCTATTTGCACTGTTTCTATTATTGCTACTTTATCGTCAGATTTTTCTTTCTGATCTTCTTGAGGTCTACCTTCCTCATCTACGTCTACTATAAGTCCTTCATCCTCCATACAAGCTAGACCATGTTTAGCCTCTTGCATCATTGCTCGTATTTTATCTAGACCAACGTATCTTACGACATCTGCTGGTATTACAAATTCTCCCTCAGAGATCATTGCAGGTATATCGTCTGCTACTTCTGATGGTGTTGAACCTACTGGTGGATCGTTTTTCATAGTTGTACCGCCTTTGTTAAATTGTGAAAATTGATTTACTAATTGACCAATATAGTTATATGGTTCTTTTCTATCGTTCTTTATATTTTCTTTTATATATTCTCCGTATTCTTTTTCAAACTGTAAACTTTTTTGTGCGCCTTTTTTATCTTTAGCCATACGAATAATGTCGTTTGG